GATTGTTCTGAATTAAAGACTGCTTTCTGTACGTCTAATTCAAATTTTAAATTATAAAATGATTTAGAAAGAATATCTAAATTAATTTTAAGGCCATAAAAATAGTTGGCAGAATCATAAAATTTAATAATTATTGATTTCTCGCCTTCTTCTCCTGTAGGAAAGCTATATCGATGCGGGCCGATTTCGGCTAACCAGGTACTAATATCTCTAAGCCAATTAATATTTGAGGTGTCGATCTGGTAATTATATTCGTTTGATTGACCATCACCCCAATCAATAATAATTTTAGTAATTTTATTAGTAACTGTTCCTCCCTGGCTAAAAAGTGGAGGCATTGCATGAAAATTTGTATAATAAAAATTAAGAAATACTTCTGAATTATTTTCTACTAAAATATTTTCTCCGGAAGGATATTCAGGCAAAGATGCCTCATCCCAGACTAAAAGATTGTCTAGTTCGATTGCTGGTCTAATTTCTTTAGCATTTGGATCCATTAAGATACAATAAAGTTGGTATTAAAATTCAGATAAAGAGTTGTTGTTTTATCTCCTGGCGTAATGACAGATTCCTGTCCGGTAAATGCCGGACTATAAACGGTTGAGTCTAAAGAATCTGGATCTATTTCTCCAAATAATTCAACTCCAGATACGCTTAATTGGAAGAAATGTTTATAAACATAAGGGCACATATTCACATCATACAAGACATAAGAAAGCATAAATGTATTTGTATCAAATGAATAAGTTAAACATGTATTTCCAGCCTTTTGAATCATTACTGATCCATTTTTAAAGAGAGAAGAAGGAATTTGGAAAGATTCAGCTTTTTGCTCTTCAGTATGAAAATAATATTTTTTAACAGTAAAATTAATTAAATCAATTTCATAAATGTCCGGATAATAAACAGGAAATTCAATTTTTGTTCCATCGACATATTTTTCACTAATGGAAACATTCATTACTGCAAAATAACATTTATGAAGTTTCTCAATATAGAAAATATCAGAACCTTTATCACAAATATTTGCATTTCCAGAAAAGAAAACAGGATTAATAAGTTCAAAACTCTTGTAATTAAAGGCGTCGAAATAAGAAGCTTTAATCAAGGGATTTTCATTATTAAAGAAAATTGCTTGTTTATTGGTAAAGAGCTGTTCAAATTTATTAGTCAGAGGATTAAATTTAATACCTTCAAATAATAAATGAATCGCTCCTGTCGCTGGATTTTTAGCTTTAATAATGAATATATTCTCAATAACATCAATATCAATAGCATTCTCAATAAAGAAATTATAAATTTCATTATCGGCAGAAGTTTGCCACCAAGGAAATGCTGAATATATGTCAGTAATTTGTCCTAATCCAGTAATAGAAATTAAGATTGTACCTTTTTCTTCAAGAATTTCAAAATAAGTCTTTTCCTTATTTTTTTCATAATCAGGTTTTAGATAATCAGGAAGAGGCTCTGTCTTATATTCTTCATTCTGATAATAAATTTTAGGCAAAGTAAACTGATTGTTATCGATAATTTCGTTATAGTCAGTTGTAATAAACTTGCCGTCTATTACAGCACTAAATGGTTCATTTAAAATACCCTCAATAGCAAGAGTCAAATCACCATTGCCAATTGTTGCACCATTAGGAATATAAGCACGGAAATAAGCTGGAAGAAGGGTGCTTATACCTCCCTCGATAAAGTAAGAATAATAATGATTTTCAGGAGTCCATGTAATTTTATCTGCTGAAACTTCGGTAGAAACTCCCACATCATCAACTCCTAAAACGCCTCCATCGACTAATAAAAACTTTTCTTCTACTTCGGACTGAGGAACAAATGGAGTAAAATTCCAATCTCGGGCAAATTTACCATTTTTTTCTTTAAAAATAGCAAATTTATTGCCATATAAGTCAGATTTAAAGGAACTTATAAATCCTTTATTAAAAAGTTCATAGAAATTTAAAGAAACAATATTATTTTTATTGAGCTTGTCAACATCTTGTTCTTTAGAATAGTAGGCAAACATTGCCTGAGCATCACTAACAACCAATGGATCATTAGCGGCCCAACCAAAGTTAAAGTTTTTAGAATATTCAGTTAAAGAATATTCAATAATATAAGGATAATCTTTTTGTCGATTAAATGCTACATTACCATAAATTTTTGGATCAGGAAAAATGTAAACCTTATTAGGCTCTACTTTACTTTCATCAATAGAATAATCAAAGTTAGTTGTATTAACTCTAAGTAAACTTGTTTTATCCGGTTTAAAGAATAAACCGATATTCTTGAGGAGTTCTAATTGCTTGGATTCAGTAAATGGAGTGTCAACGGTTTGTTGGTTTAGAAGATTATTTGAAGGATTATCAGCTTTAATGAATACATCAGTAGTAATATTACCTTCAGAATCCTTAATCAAGTAATAAAAATCAACACCAATGTACTTTTTATAAAGTTTCTTTCTAATATTAATTTTTTCATCATCGGATATTAGAGAAACTTTACTGCTTTCCAGCAATTCATTCTTTAAAGTAAGTTTATCTCCAACACAATCCTGAGATAAGTCAAGACTAAGCTGGGCAATCAATGGAATTTCCCGAAGATAGACATTTCCGTCAAAGATCATGTCTCTTAATATATTTTCTAACTCAAAATAAAGAGAAGAATCAATATTATTATAATCACAAGAAAGCGAAGACGCCCGGTCAATATCAAAATAATCAGAATAAATGTCTACAAAATTATCGATAGAGACATTCAAATAATTTTGAACATAATTTACTTGTTCAGGATTTTCATTAAAAAGAAAACTTAAAATTTTATCAAAAATAATCTTTTCTACAGAAAGTTGAGTACCTTTAATCTTATTTCGCTCAATTACAAAAGTTGCTTCGGTACGTTTATTTCTATAAAAAGCGGCAATATCTTTAATTCTGGAAACAAAGATAGGTAATGCTGAGTAAATCGCATTTTTAGCCTTTAATTTCTCATTAGGATCTTCTAATGAATTAAAATTCCAGTTTAGATTAGATAAAAAGACCTGTTCCTCAAAAGTAGCATAAGAAACAGTAATAATTTTAAGTAAATCAATAATTTGAGACTGAATTAATTCTTTAGTCTCAATAATTTGATGGTCATCATTTTTAACTTTGGCCCATTTAGTAAGATATTCTTTATAATAAGTCAAAAAGACTTCTTTATCATTTTCAAAAGAAGTTTTTGAAATAAATTCAATAAATGTATAAGGTTTAATAGTGTCCTTAACTTCAGACGGAACACTATTAGAATTAATAATTGAATTAATTTCAAAATTTATCATTACCTTGGAGATATTTAAAGGACTAATTGAGTCCAAGATTCTCAATCAAGGTTTTATAAAGTAATCGGTCAATAGAACCATCAGCTTTATACCAGGTATTATAATCTTTAATATTATCAGAAATAGTCTCTGGTTTCAGATAAGAATTGTGAATATCTGTCTCATTAGTATCAATATACTGATAGAAGT